GCGGTTTAGTTTCACCACGAAACGAATCGACAAGTCATGACTAAGGCTAAATCGGCAAGAAAAGGGTCGCTGAAGGTCGTCACAGGCTCAAATCCGCCTACATCGGGATTAGTACCGGACTTACAACCGCTTTTAGGCTCTACGACGCCCAGAATCGCGTCAAAGCCCAGTGATCTACCGTCTAAAGGCCAAGAGATGATTGATTTTGCCGAGCAGATAGGCGTTCCGCTGATGCCTTGGCAGAAATGGCTGGCCTTGGAAAGCCATCGGGTCAAGCCAGACGGCCGCTGGGCCAATCCACAGGTCTGCGTCGTCGTTGCCAGACAATCGGGAAAGACAACCTTCCAGAAAATCCGTGCGCTAACGGGCTTGTACCTTTGGAACGAGCCGCTGCAGATAGGGACGGCCCATCGCCTTACCACGTCGCTGGAAACCTTCAGGGACATCGTGTCTATCGTCGAGAATAACGATTCGTTACGCCAGCAGGTGAAAAGAATCCGCTGGGCGCATGGATCAGAAGAAATCGAGCTGCTAAATGGGAACCGCTATATGGTCAAAGCCGGTGGTGCGGCTGCCCGCGGTATCTCTAGGCCAGAAACGATCTACTTAGACGAGCTGCGCGAAATGAAAGACCTAGAATCCTTCGCGTCACTTCGATACACGATGATGGCGGCCAAGAACCCGATGGTCGTCGCACTATCAAACGCCGGCGATCAGCACAGCGTAGTTTTGAACCAGCTCAGGGAGCGCGGGTTGGCTGCGGCTTCCGGCGCTCAGGATTCCATCGGGTATTTCGAGTGGAGCGGCTATACGGATGACATCAACGACGTGGAAAACTGGAAGGCCGCCAATCCTGCGCTTGGCTACACGATCCACGAAGACAATATTCGCGCGGTACTGAATGACCCGCCAGATGTTGTCCGAACCGAAGTCTTGTGCAGATGGGTCGCCACGATTTCAAGCGCGATCCCGCAAGATGCGTGGAATGACTGCGGCGAAGATAACCTGCAGCTTGATCCAGCAGCGAATACTTGGCTGGGTCTGGATTTCTCGCCGGACCGTAGATCAGCGGCTTTGGTAGGCGCCCAGAAGCTAAGCGACGATCGCTTTGTTGTAAAGCTTCTCCATACTTGGACGAACCCGATTGCCCTAGACGATAAAGCCGTGGCGAATGACGTTGCGACTTACGCCAGAAAGTATCCGACGGAAACGGTGGCGTTTAGCCGGCGTACTGCCGCGGCGTCAGCTGTGCGATTACAACCGGCGGGAATCCACATCACCGACATTGATGGCGCCTTGTACGCTCAAGCCTGCGACGAATTACTGGGCGCGATCACGAGCCGGCGTTTGCGTCATACAAATCAGGCAGATTTCACAACGCAGGTTCTAAGCGCAGCGAGATTACCTATGGGCGACACTGGCTGGGTTATCGGAAGGCGCGCCAGCGCTTCCACTGTCACGGCTTGCGTTGCTGCTGCATTGGTGACGCATTTCGCGACACGCCCAACAACGGAGATAGACATCTTGGTTGGTTAATGCTAAAGAGAACGGGAAAATAACAACATGGCAATCCGCGACTGGTTTATTACGGCGCCCAATGTAGCGCCAAAGGCGGCTTCGCCGTCGGTTGATGTCGCTGCGGCTTTAGCGCCGCTTAACACGATGAATAGCCTAAGTAGCTATTTATTAACGCCGGTCACAGCTACACGCGACGAAGCGATGGCCGTCCCGACAATCGCAAGAGCGCGAAACATAATCGCCGCTTCGATTGCTTCGATTCCGCTGCACATAATTGATGATCTAGGCGAGGAAGTTTATCCGCCGCGCGTAATTAATCAGCCGGATAAAAGAGTGACGGGCTACAGCGTCTATTCGTTCATCGTCGAGGATTTACTTTTCTATGGCGTCGCTTATTTACAGATAACAGAACTTTATGCGGACACTTTTAGAATCCGCGATTGCCAGCGCGTATCGCCAGACCGCGTTCAAATCGTAACCAATGCGATGGGAACAGAAATCACCGGCTACCGCGTAGATGGTCAGGTTGTACCAAATCAGGGCATTGGATCGTTGGCCGTATTTAATGGAATCGATGAAGGCATTTTGAATCGTGCTGGGCGTACTATCAAAGCAGCGTTCGCGCTCGAAAAGGCCGCGACTATTTACGCACAGGAGCCTTATCCGACGATGGTGCTGAAGTCGTCCGGCACAGCTCTTCCGCCGGATCGTATCCGCGCGCTATTAGATAGCTGGAAGCAAAGCCGAAGCCAGAGAAGTACGGCTTTTCTTAATGCTGACATCGAGCTGCAGTCTGTTGGTTATGATCCAAAGTCGCTGCAGCTAAATGAAGCCCGCGAACAAGTCGCCACGGAATTGTGCCGCGCAATCGGATTGCCGGCTTACTTTGCCGACGCAAACAGCGGATCATCGATGACTTATTCAAACGCAAACTTGGCGCGGCAATCGCTCTTTGACTTCTCGCTGCGCAACTTTGCCCGCGCTATTGAAACCAGATTATCAATGCCGGACTTTACTCCGGCCGGTCAGCACGTCCGTTATGACTTGGACGATTACTTACGCGGCAGCGCTAAAGAGCGCGCTGAAGTTTATGAGATTCTCAATCGCATCGGCGTGATGTCGGTTGATGAAATACGCGAGGAAGAGGACTTGATCCGATGAAGCTACACATCCCAATCAATCTCACTGCGGCCGATACGGATCGCAGGCTTATCTCAGGCCGAATTGTCACTTGGGATGAGGAAGGCAACACGAGCGCCGGCCGGACCAAGTTCAAAGCCGGCTCAATATCACCACGGAACGTGAAGCTACTGCTTGAACACGATCGCACGCGACCGATTGGCCGCGTTGTAGAAATGACGCAAACCAACGATGGCATAGATGCCAAGTTCAAGATTGCCAACACCAGCGCTGGATCAGACGCGCTTGAAGAGGCGGCTACGCAATTACGCGATGGCTTTTCCGTTGGGATTTCCGTCGATTCTTGGAACAGCGTAGATGGCGTGATGGTTGTAGCCGCTGGGCAGCTCGAAGAAGTCAGCTTGGTTTCAGAACCGGCTATTGACAGCGCGCGCGTAAGCGATGTGGCCGCGAGTGATACCGAAGAGCCAAAAGAAGATTCTAACTCGACCGAGTTAGGAAATGAAGAAAAAGGAGATGACGTGGAAAACACCGTCACAGAGGAAACAGCACCCGCCGCTGATACGGTGGAAGCTGCGAAGTCTCTAAACGCGGCTGAATCTCAGCCGAAGTTCTACACCGCTCCGCGAATTGAGTTAACAAAGGTCAAGTACCTAGAAAACTCAATCCGCGCAGCAATGGGCGACGAAGATGCGAAGCTTTACGTTAAAGCCGCAGATGACGCGACCAACAACCCAGCGATGTTCCCAACTCGCCAACTAACCGAAGTCTGGAATCCGCTAGGCACCAACGTTCGCGGCTGCATCGATGGCATTAGCCGTGGCACCCTGCCGGACGCTGGCCTTACCTTCGAAATCCCAAAGATCACCCAGCTGCCTTCGGTAACAGAAGAAGCTGAAGGTGGCGCAGTCGCCGATGTAAACGTGAACAGCGAATTCATCAGCGTAAGCGTTAAGAAGTTCAGCGGCAGCCAGACATTTAGCGTGGAGCTGCTCGACAGATCTTCGCCAGTCTTCCTGAACGAGCTGCTCGCAACTATGGAGCAGGCTTACTCAAAAGCAACAACCGAATATGTAAACGATGTTCTCGTTGCTAACGGTGCGCTAAACGCTACAGCCCGCGCAAATGACAAGGACGGCTTGCTTGGATACGTTTCAAGCGCAGCTGCCGCTGTCTATTCCGCAACTAAAGGCTTCGCTCGATCCTTGGTGGTTGCGCCTGATCAATGGGCGAACATCATGGGCTACAGCGACAACGGACGCCCGATTTATAACGCGGTAGCGCCACAAAATGCCGGCGGTAATGTCACACCAACATCCTTGGTAGGCAACGTCGCAGGCCTAAATCTTTATGTTGATGCATACAAGACAGGTTCCGGTGATAACTCGATGTTCGTCATCAATCCTGATGCATACACATGGTATGAAAGCCCACGGGCAACTCTGCGAACAAACGTGATCGCAAATGGTCAGGTAAGCGTGCTTTACTACGGTTTCGGGGCGCTAGCCACCAAGACCGGAGCCGGCTGCAATCGCTTCAACTTCACCTAAAAATAATCATCGGCTGATCCGCTCCCGTGATTAGCCGAGCCGACGTCGAAAGGACCGCTTATGCCTAACATTGTCAGCGCGCAAGACTTGCGCAACGTGCTGGGCGTAAGCGTGTCCCTTTATCCGGATTCTTATCTGGATGACATAATCAACACGGCAGAAGCTGTAATCCTGCCAATGCTCGTCGCGCACCAGTCGGCCGTCGCACAGTACGAGCTAGTTAATAACAGCCTTTATTTTTACACGGTCAGACCGCATCGCTTCGTCGTCGGCCAATCCGTCGTCATCAACAACATTGGGGCAGGCATTGACGGGACTTACACCGTCACGACGGTTTACACGTCATCGCCTTACGTTTTTACGGTCGCAAAGACCGCATCGGACATCACGCTTCGCGCTGTGATCCCAAACGGCACAGCTACGCTTGTCGGCAAATCAGCCAGCGATTTATACGCCAACACCGACGCAATCGAGAACGCCGTAATTATGACTTCCAGCGAGATTTTCCAAGCCAAGACAGCCGCGGGCAATTCCGTGGACGGCGTAGATTTTCAAGTGTCGCCTTGGCGTATGAGCCGGCAATTGATCCAACGCGTTAGCGCTCTTTTAGCGCCTTACGCTGACGTTGAATCGATGTGCCAATAATGCCGTCATCAATCCAGACATCAATCCGCGATTCTTTACAGTCCGCGCTCTCGACAGTAGCTGCGAACGTTTACGATTCCGTTCCCGAAGCCGTCATTCCGCCGTTCTGCGCTTTGGTTCCAAATGATCCTTACTTGTCGCCGAACCTAATCGGCCAATCTACGATCAAGCTGGAAGTCAATCTACGGATCACGGCAGCCGTGGCGTACATGAGCAACAGCGCTTCCATGGATAACCTTGAGAAGCTAATAATCAGCATTCTGGCGGCGATCCCGTCAGGGTATAAAGTGGGCGACATTTCCGTGCCGTCTATAACAAGCGTAGGGTCATCGAATCTGCTCACGGCAGATATTCCGGTTTCCACCTACTACACGCAGACCAATTAGGAGAACCAAATGGCAAACATCATCACGGGCCGCGATGTTAGTTTCACAATAGGTGGGAACAACTTCGACGCTCAGACAACATCGGCGGTGCTTTCTAATGAGCATACGATCGAGACTTACCAGACATTAGACGGACGCGCTTACAAGGCCATCGATGATCAGTGGTCCTTTGCCGTCGAAATGCTCGCCGACTGGGGCGCAGCATCTTCACTTTGCGAAACTCTCTGGGGCGTAGCTGAATCCGCACCGAACACCGGCGTCAATGTTTCTTTGACTGCGGCTTCCGGCGCAACCTTCGCGTTTCAGGTTCTTCCAGAGTGGCCATCGGTAGGTGGCGCAGCGCCAGACGCGCAAACCGTAAGCTTCAACTTTACGGTGATTGGAACACCAGCTGAATCCTTCAGCTAGGAGAAAAGGACGGGAGAGAAATGAAGCTACCAATCCAGATTGAGTACACCACCGGCGATGTCGCCACATACGTTGCGGCACCGCCGGAGTGGGCTAAATGGGAGAAATCCACGGGTTTCAAGATTAGTCAGGCACAGGAAAAGATAGGCGTCAGCGATCTGATGTTCCTAGCCTACGCCGCGATGAAGCGCGAAGCCGCCGGCAAACCGGTTAAACCCTACGAAGCGTGGTGCGAAACAATCGCAGAAATCGTCGTGGGAGATGGAAGCCCAAAAGCCACGAACGCGGATCAGTCAGCCGGCTCTTAGTAGAGCTGGCCATCGCAACGGGCATCCCAATGCGAGAGTGGCAATCCGCAGAAGACATCCTTACAGCGCTTGAAGTTTTGAAGGAGAGAAATGGCGACGACGAAAGACAAAGGCAAAATCGTCATCGACGTTGATCCAATCGCGTTGAATGGAGTTTTGAATACTTTAAGAGCATTACCAAAGGAAGCCAGCGCCGAAGTCCGAGATTTGGCCCAGCCATTATCTAAGCGACTTGCGCAGGCTCTTAGCTTGTCGGCGGCGTTCTCGGCAGCGCCGCCACAGGCGATTCTTGTTGCCAGATCAATTACAACGCCGCGCGACCGAATGGTTCGTGTAGATGTTGGCGGTCCGAAAAAGGTCGGCCGACAATATGGCGGCACAGCAGATGCAAAAGGCAAGGTTCGCAATCGATCCGCGGCACCGGCTGGCGCTTTGTTATGGGGCAGCGAATATGGATCACGAAATCAACAGGTAGATCGCGCGGGACGTCGTATGGGTCCGCGATTTGTTAAGCCATACAATAAGCAGGGCTACTGGATACGGCCCGCGATTGACGACAACATTCAAGAAGTGGCAGACGCCTACACCGACATGCTCAAGGCTATTGTTAAGCGTCTGAAATTGGAAGGAAGCGTCTGATGGCAATCCCTAAAGTAAAGATTACGTTTGACGCGGATCTTGATGGCCTAAAGAAAGGCACGAAAGGCGCCGAAGATGAACTGACCGGATTTAGCGGCAAAGTCGCTGAGTTTGGAAAGAAGGCAGCCGCCGCCTTTGCAGTAGCTGCAGCAGCCGCCGTCGCCTACGCCGGCAAATTGGCCGTGGATGGCGTCAGGGCGGCTATACAGGATGAGCAGGCCCAACTACGCCTTGCCGACGCTTTGCGGGCCGCTACGGGCGCCACGAATAGCCAAATCGCCGCTGTGGAAGCGCAAATCAGCAAGACCGCATTAGCCACGGGCGTTGCCGATGATCAGCTTCGTCCGGCCTTACAGCGTCTGACGGTAGCGACGGGCGATGTCGAAAAATCTCAGAAGCTTCTAAATGTCGCGTTAGATGTCAGTCAAGCTACGGGCAAGCCGCTCAAGGCAGTTAGCGATGCGTTGAGCAAGGCCTACGAAGGGAACACAACCAGCCTTGGCAAGTTAGGCATTGGCCTTAGTGCTGCCGAAGCTAAGACTTTGGGCTTTACTGGATCGGTTGAAAAGCTAACCGACTTGTACGGCGGGGCCGCAGCTAGAAATGCCGACACATTCCAAGGCCGCATTGATCGCATCAAAACTGCCTTCGGCGAAACGACAGAAGCCATCGGCTTTGCCTTGCTGCCTATTTTGGATCGCTTGCTGGGCATTGTCACAGAGTATCTTTTACCGGCATTCGAAAAAGTATCTAATGCCTTGTCGGGCAGCGGCGATGGTTTGCTTTCTCGCTTGGATCAAGTGGGTTCATACATCAGGGACTTCTTTGAGCCTATTTGGAACGCGCTGCGGTTTGCGTATGAGAAAGTCGCGCAGGCGATTAGGGATAATGCGCCAAGATTCGACAGCATTATTACGACGCTCAAAGAGATTTATAAGTGGGTAGCCGATTACATCGTTCCAATTTTGCGTGATGTATTTGCAGAGCGCATCAAGCTATTTGGTGAAGCGGCAGCGGCCGCCATCAAGATTGTCGTTCCAATCGCTGAAACGGTTTTGAATACGCTTAAAGGAATAGCTAATCTGATCATAGACGTGATAAACACGGCGATCCGCGCTTACAACTTGGCGAACAATGTCTTTGGCGGTCAGGACATCGCGTTGATTGGCAAGATTGGAGAAGCGACAGGCAACGTCGGTTTAGGCTCTAGGCCATTCGGCGGTGCAGGTGCTGGCGTAGGTGACAGCGGCGGGGGTATAACCGGTGGCGGTGGTGGTGGCGGCGGTGGCGTAGGCGGTGCCGGTGGTGGGGCTACCGGAACAGCTAAATCGCTACTTGGCACCGGCGTAAAGAGCGCCGAAGACTTGGTGGATAAGTTAACCGCGGTCAGCGACAATCTGACCGAGATTCAGTTCCTGTACGACACAAAGCAAATCACGCGATCACAGGCAGCCAAGGAGCTGGCGGCTATTGAAAAAGAGTTTGCGAAACTTGAGAACGTGGCAAATATGTTGGGCGCGGATACATTTGCTGCGGGTCCAGACATTTTGGCGCCTTCACGGGCATTGGCTAGAGCCGAAGCAGCGCAGTACAACATCACCGTAAATGGCGCGATTGATCCCGAATCAGTCAGCAGACAAATCGTCACGATCCTAAACGAATCACAAGCCCGCGGAACGGTAGGGGCGGGGGCGCTTCGACTTAGCGGCGGCTTATGAGCATCTGGACACCTAACTGGCGCGTAAAGATTGAAGGCACGGAATACACCGGCGTTGCGCTTGCTGATCTAACGATTACATCTGGCCGCACGGACATTTACAGCCAGCCCGTTGCCGGCTATTGCCGTTTGAATCTAATCAACACGGATCAGTCACAGATTGACATCGAAATTAACGATGGCCTAACCGTTGAAGTCCAGAATGACGCGGGAACGTGGGTTGTGTTATTTGGCGGATCAATAACGGATGTGGAAGTAGGCGTATCGTCCGCTGGCGCGGTAGGAATGACGCAGACGATTTCGCTCACGGCATTGGGCGCCTTGGCCCGTCTGACTAAGGCGGTCTTTGAAGGAAACATCGCCCAAGACACCGACGGCGCCCAGATCCAAGCGATTCTGGAAGGCGTGCTATTTGCCAGCTGGAACGAAGTCCCTGCAGCTACTCAATGGCAAACCTACGACGCAACGACAACTTGGGCGAACGCTGAGAACAGCGGCTTGGGCGAGATAGACGCCGGCGATTATGACTTAGATTCTCAAAGCGGCGTGGTGTCCGACGTTTATAGCTTGGTAGCTTCTTTGGCTCAATCGGGCCTTGGGTATTTGTACGAATCGCCAAATGGCCAGATCAATTATGCGGACAGCACCCATCGCAGCGAATATTTAGCTGCTAACGGCTATGTCGAACTCACGGCACATCACGCCTTAAGCGGCAACGTAAAGAGCCGGACCCGTGCGGGCGATGTGCGAAACAGCGTCACTCTCAGCTACACAACCAGCGGCAATTCGACCGTGACCGATAGCGACGCGGCATCCATCGCTTTATATGGCCAACTGGCGCAAACAATCCGAACTTACCTGAAGAACCAAAGCGATGCCGAAGCGCAGGCCGCTTTCTATTTGGCGATCCGTGCTTACCCGCAAGCGGTCTTCGACAGCATCACTTTTGCCATCGGCAATCCTGAAATTGACGAAGCTGACCGCGCCAATCTTCTTGGCGTATTCATGGGGATGCCAATCGATTTGATAGACCTGCCCGCCAATATGCAGGGCGGGGCATTTCAGGGCTTTGTTGAAGGTTGGACATTTCAGGCCACGGTGAAAGACATTAAGGTGACTTTGATCGTGTCGCCTGTGGCTTACTCGCTGCAGGCATTTAGATGGAACGGTGTGCCTGTCACCGAAACTTGGAACACCATAAGCGCTACACTTGACTGGCTCAACGCCACGATAGTGGCATAGGAGGAACGAATGCCGTCAACTACGAACTTTGGCTGGACGACACCGGCGGACACGGATCTTGTTAAAGATGGGGCGTCTGCAATCAGAACGCTTGGAAATGGAATTGATACCACGCTGGTTGATTTGAAAGGCGGAACAACCGGACAGGTTCTCAGCAAGAACTCAAACACCGACATGGATTTTACTTGGGTCGCTCAAGAT